TTAATCACCGACATCTTTGGCGATATGCACCACTTGGCCTATCACCTGAAAGTTGTGCTGCTCATCTTTGGGCACCACTATTTCAGGGTAAACAGTGTTATCTGATAGCAACACCCACTTGTCGAGGCGCTGTTGGAAGCGCTTCACCATCAGAGAGTCATCTTGCCTAAACACGTACATGTGGCCGTCTTTTGGCGTTTTCCTGGCCGTGTTTATAACCAGGCTATCGTTGTTGCTGATCGTTGGGTACATGCTGTCGCCTTTGGCCCAAACAATAACCAAGTCCTTTTCTGCAAAACCTCTGAAAGACAGCCATTTACGCCTGAACGCTAAATGCCGAACAGGAGGCTGATCGTCGCCGTTGAAGCTGCCATGTCCAGCTGATACCTGGACCCGGTAACCAGGGATAAGCGAGAACTCTGTCATGAAGTCGGTGCTGGGTTCGTAGCTCGCAACCGTGTCTCTTACTTCAGATGCCTTTTTTAAGGCATCCCTAGCCTGTGATGGCAACAACGCTATGTGATACTCCGTTGCTCTGGAGCCAGCACGCTTGCGCTTCATGGCCGTGTCGCCTGCTACGAGCTGGTCCAGCTCTTCCCGTGCACGCCTATCCGTTGTTGGCATACCAGGCAACCCAGCTACCTCAGCAGCCGTTACCCATTCCAGATCATGCTTAGGTTTGCTCTTTGGGTGTCTGTTTTCGTCACCAAGAGCAAGCCAATCCAACGACACCCCGCCACCCTCAGCCAAAGCAATAAGGCTGTCCAGCGTCGGCTTACTAACGCCAGACATGTAGTTATGCAGCTTGCTGTAGGACATGCCAATGTCACGTGCAAACTGCCGCCCACCTCCGGCCTCATTAACCAGCGTTCTCAGTCTGGTGATGAATAGCTCAGTTCCTTTTTCGCTATCAACAATAGGAACTCCGTTCCTTTTCTCATTACCCTGTTCCTTTTTTTCGTCATTCATTGCTGTATGGCCTCTAGCGACTGGTCCTTTCCTTGGAAACCAATTTCATTAAAAGGAACAAAAAGGTATTGACCTGTTCCTTTTGATGATCAAAACTCGTTCCTAAGTTTGATAATCCAAACGAGTTATTAAGATGCATAACAAACAAGAATCGCAGAATTTTCCCAAAATGGGAACTCCCATCAAGGATATGCACCGTGCTGACATAATTGCTGCACTGAAAAAACGTGGAACATCACTCAGTGCACTCTCACGCGACAACGGGTTGTCTTCAGGAACTTTAGCTAATGCCATGGCTCGCCCATGGCCAAAAGGCGAACGGATTATCGCTGACGCTATAGGGCTGGAAGTTAGCGAGATTTGGCCAAGTAGATACCAAGAACTTCAAGGAGAGAGCGCATGACACAAGGTTGTGAATGGCTCTCTGCCGCTGAACTAACTGGATTAGCTGACTTGCCTGGTACCGAGCGAGGCATGCGCAAATCCCTCGACCGCTTGGCCGAGGCCTGCCCGGAGAAAAAGCGCAAACGTAACGGCACCAAGGCCTTTGAGTATCACTACTCACTGCTGCCGGAACATGCCCGTGCAGCACTGCTAAAGCGGCTTGGCCTGGTGCAACTTGGCAACCAAACCTTTGCCGCTCCTAAAACCAAAGCTCAGCGCTATAGCCCCGAGGCACTGTGGTCGAATTGGGAACGGGCCGGAGACAAGGCCCAGGCCAAAGCCGCCGAGCGCCTGGAGCTGGTTAACGCGGTAGCGATGATGGTGCAGTCAGGTACCAAGCTGATGGACGCTTACCAGTTTGTGGCTGACAACTTCAACGCCGCTTTACCGACGCTGCGCCGCTATTGGGCGATGGTTAAAGATATTGACCAAGCCGACTGGGCACCGGCACTGCTGCCAAAAAACAAACTGGTAGCGCAGAACATTAAAGACCAACGCCGTGCCGATGTGAGCCCCGAGGCGTGGGACTACCTAAAAGCCGATTACCTGCGCCTGGAGCAGCCCACCTTTAGTGCCTGTTACCTACGCACCTGCGCCGCTGCCAATAAGCACGGCTGGCAAGTGCCCAGCGAAGACAGCTTGCGCCGCCGCCTTGACGCCGAAGTGCCGCACGAACACCAGGTGCTGCTGCGCCAGGGTGAGCACGCCTTAATGCAGCTTTACCCGCCCCAGCAGCGCAGCGTGCTGGATGTTTCTGCCATGGAATGGATCAACGGCGACGGCTACCAACACAACGTGTTTGTGAAGTGGTACAACGGCGAAGTGATCCGCCCTAAAACGTGGTTTTGGCAGGACATTCGCACCCGCAAAATCATTGGTTGGCGCACGGATATCAGCGAGAACACCGACATGATCCGCCTGGCGCTGCTGGACGTGATCGATAACTACGGTATTCCCAGCCACATCACCATCGATAACACCCGCGCTGCCGCCAACAAGTGGCTGACGGGCGGTGTGCCTAACCGGTACCGGTTCAAAGTCAAAGCTGATGATCCGCTCGGGCTTATCCCAATGCTGGGCATCAAGCTGCACTGGACGTCCGTTTTCTTTGGCAAGGGTCATGGCCAGGCCAAGCCTATCGAACGCGCCTTTGGTGTGGGCGGCATGGAAGAAATGGTGGACCTGCACCCGCTGCTGCAAGGCGCCTATACCGGCGCCAATCCCATGGCCAAGCCTGATAATTATGGTGAACGGGCGGCCACGGTAGCCGAGTTTGAGCGGGCTCTGGCTGAAGGCGTGGCGATGTTTAACGCCCGCGCTAACCGCAAAACCGAAGCCTGCCGGGGCGTACTGAGTTTTGATGCAGCCTTTGCTGAAAGTTACGCCGATTCCACGGTGCGCAAAGCCAGCAGCGAGCAACGCCGCCTGTTGCTACTCAGCGCCGAGGCGGTGCGCGTGAGCAAGTACGGCACCATTACCTTGGATGCGGGCGGCAAGATAGCCCAGCGCCAGAACCGCTACCACCACGAAAGCCTGCTGGCCATGGTTGGCCAAAAGGTAGTGGTGCGGTTTGACCCCGACGCGCTGCACAGCAGCGTGCACCTCTACACCCTTAATGGTCTTTACCTGTGTGAAGCCTCGTGCCTTGAAAAAGTCGCGTTTGGCAGCCGCAGCGAGGGCCGCGAGCACGACCGCAAGCGCAAGCAATTTGTCCGGGCGAACAAGGACGCCGCCAGCGCCCACCAGGCAATGTCAGCAATGGAAGCTGCCCAACTGTTACCCGAGCCAGAACACCCCACCACGCCAGCCCCTGCGGCCAGCGAGCTTGTGCACCTGCGCGAAGGTAACACCCTAATCAAAACCGCCACCCGCGTTAAAGCCGCCTCAGATGCCGTAACTGACATTGATACCGAGACTGCCTTTAACCGGGGCGTTGCCCAACTGATGGCGCAACGCAACAAAAATCGTCTTTAAGGGAGAGCACACCATGAACGTTGTTGAACTGAAAACGAAAGCCGCCAACACCATCGAGCAGGTAAAAACACTGATTGAAGCGGGTGATACCAATGGATCTGCGGTTGCCCGCGCCATTGGCGTGAGCCCCGCGGCCATAAGCCAAGTGCTTAAAGGGAACTACAAAGGCGATACAGACCGCATCGTTAAGGCGCTGGCCAAATGGCTTGAACTGCGTAATACCCGCACCAGCACGTTGCCCGCTGCTCCTCGGTTCGTGGAAACCCAAACTGCGAGCAACATTTTTGGTGCGTTGGGTTATGCCCACGCCGCCGAAACCATCAGCGTGGTGTATGGCGCGTCAGGGGTAGGTAAAACCACTGCCGCCCGTGAGTATGCCAAGCAGCACAGCAACGTGTGGCTGATCACAGCCTCACCCAGCTGCGCCACCACAACTGAAATCCTCTTCGAGTTGGCACTGGAGCTGCGCATGGACGATGCACCTCGGCGTAAGGGCCAGCTTAGCCGCGCCGTTAAACACCGCCTGCAAGGCACCGGTGGCATGGTGGTGGTGGACGAGGCCGACCACCTTGAATACGCCGCGCTGGAAGAGCTGCGCATCCTCCAGGAGCAAACCGGCATCGGCATGGTGCTGATGGGCAACAACCGGGTTTACACCCAGCTAACCGGTGGCCGCCGCAGCGAGGATTTTGCCCGGCTGTTCTCCCGCATTGCCAAAAAGATGGGCGTGCACAAAGCCAAGCAAACCGACGTCAACGCAATAGCAGCAGCCTGGGGGCTCACCGATAAGGCCGAGCAAGCGCTGCTTCAGCAGATCGCCGAGCGCCCCGGCGCCCTGCGCATCCTGAACCAAACCCTGCGCCTGGCCGCGATGCTGGCCGGTGGTAGCGACCAACCCCTGGGCGAGCAGCACATCCGCGCCGCGTTCAAAGACCTCGAAGGCAACGAGTAAGGAGCCTGACATGCAACCCAAAACCATAACCCCGCAAAACCAGGCGATTTGTGCACAGAGCCTAGCCCTGTCCAAAGCCTTGCAACGCCTTGCCAACCAAGGTGTGCAGATCATAACGGCAGCAATGGGCAACACCCGTCCAGTGATCACCGTGGCTAAGCCAGGTAAGAAGTTGACCGGCGAGGCCGTCAGCGTGAGAAGCAGCGCCAACGGGCGGCGCACTAACCAAATGGTGGCTCGTTACGCCGGGTGCATCGTGTGTTGGCAGGAGGAACGGGGATGAGCGTAAAGCTGGAAATGATCATCACGCGCAACGTAACCGCCAGTGGATCACACATCAACGTGGTGAAAAACAAGCTCACCCAGGGTGATGCCATGGAAGAGGCCTTTCATATGGAGCTGAGCTTGGAACTACGCGAGGCCGTTAAGCGAGCCACTGCCGTTGTCCAGCAAGCCGTTACCCAAACAGAACAGGAATTACAGGAGAAGCACCATGTCCACTAACACCCAAACCGGCTACCGCAAAAACGCCCTGGGCCACCTGGTACCCGAAGACCAGATCAAACCTATTGATGTGATCCGTGACGACCTGGTGATGCGCCTAGTGCAGCAGGCCCAGGCCGAGCAGCAGCGTCTTGCCGCCTTTAAGGCTGGCGCCATGGGTGAGATCGCCTCATTCGTTGAGCTGTCTGCCGAGCAGTACAACGTCAACTGGGGCGGCCGTAAGGGCAATGTCAGCCTCACCAGTTACGACGGTGAATACCAAGTGCAGCTGGCACAGGGCGAGCACCGCAAGTTTGACGAGCGCATTCAAGCCGCCAAAAGCCTGATTGACCAGTGCATCAGCGAGTGGTCAGAAGGCGCAAGCTCCGAGCTGCGGGCGCTGATTGACCACGCCTTTAGGGTCAACAAGGAAGGGCACATCGACGTTAATCAAGTGCTTTCCCTTCGCAAGCTTTCCATCGAACACCCCAAGTGGCTGGCCGCCATGGACGCCATTGCTGACTCCATCAACGTGGTGGGCACCAGCAGCTACCTGCGTCTGTACCAGCGGGATGAGCAAGGCCGGTACAAACAGCTTTCACTCGACATCGCCAAGCTCTAAGGAGAGACGCCATGACCCAAGAGATCCTTCAACTCGACCCCCGCATGAGTGCTGCCGACCTTGTGCGCGAGTGTATGCGAACCATCGGCCAGCAGGGCCGAGACGACATCACCCTGGATGTGCAGCTGGGCGGCATGACCCTGCGCCTTGATGTGCGACTGACCGAGCTGAACGGCGAGAAAGTCTCTTAAGCGAAACGCCCCTCCGGGGGCGTCTGCCGGGCGTGGTGGTCCGGTACTGATGAGCAACCGAGGAGAACCCATGAACGAACAAATGCACGGTTTGGTGACGGGCAGTGTCCAGCACATCACCAAGACCCTCAATACCCTGACCAAAGTCAGCCCGATGGATGCGGCGGTTAAAGCCACTGCGGCACTGCATTGCCTGCAAGGGCAGCCAGGCCAAGAGCAACGCCGCTTGGCGTTACTGAGTGCTGGCAAAGCCGCGCTGGAGGCAATGGCTAAATGAGGTATGTCGCAGCAGCCATGACCATGACCGCCAACGTGGTAGCCAAAAAAGGCCAGCCGGTGGTGGTGGAGTTGGGCGAGTGCGAAAGCCTAAGCGAAGCCGTAGCCAAAGGTGCCGAGCTACTGGGCGCCGTGGTGTTCGCTGATGTGCTGCTGCAACACGACCGTACAGGAACGAAGAACACTGTAATTAATAAGCGCTGGCTAGTGATGCCAGCAGGGAGAGTGGAATGAGCATTTCACAAAACAGAGCCATTGCTGAGCAGATGTTGGCTACCGGGAAATTTTATGGCTCTAAAGATTTGAAGACAGAATTTGGCGTTAGTGTCGAACGTGCCGCAACCATCCTGGGCGCCATTCGTCGCTGTAAATGTTACGCCGTTGAGGTTGTAGGTACCCCCAGGCACTACTTGGTTAAAGTGCTGGAGATAAAAGGCCCAACACTAACCTATGGCCACGCCGACCCAGAGTTAACACCGTTGCAAGCAGCCCGGTGGCAGTACGTAAACACTCAGGTTTTTGGGAGGGCCCATGGATAAGGCCATCACCAAAGAAAAATGGGCTGAGATCCAGGAGAACCTGGCCGGGTATTTTGCCGCTGTCGAGTTTAAGAACGGCGATACCAAAATCACGATCCGCCGAACTAATGTTGCAGAGGGCCGCACGGCGTTGGCGGTGTATGTGGATGGTTATATTCGGGGGGCATGGACCTTTCCCAATGGCAAAGAGTTCCGCGACGATATACCGCTGTATTGGCGAAAGCGCACCAGCGCTGCATTTTCACCAAAGAGAAAAGCCAACATTATCAAAAGGCTTGGGAAACGCCTGGCCCAAAAGACCTTTGGCGATTTAGATAAGGTGCTGGTCCATTACGATCCCCTGTTCAATACCGCTAAAACACTGGTTAGCCAGTACAAGAAAATCGACGGCTTAGAGTTGGTGTCTTGTGGCTTTGGGGGTACTGATGGCCACTAAACAGCAAATCCAACTGATACACATCGCCAAGTCGAAATTGGGCCTTGATGACGAGCTGTACCGACAGGTGCTGGCCAACCTTTGCGCCGGTAAAACCTCTAGCAAGCAACTGACCATTGAACAGGCTGATGCGGTGCTGGAGCACTTTAAAGAGAAAGGCTTTAAACCCACTGTTAAACCAGCTGTAAATGGCCGTCGAATGAGCCCTAAAGCGGGGAGTGGCAAGGTGGCTGAGGCCGATAAAATCCGGGCTATCTGGATCACCATGAGCCAGCAAGGTTTTGTGCGTGACAGCTCAGAAACAGCGCTCGACAAATTTGTGGCCAAGGTGACGGGTGTTGCGCATGTGGGGTGGCTAAAAACCAACAGCGCCGCCCAGGCGCTGGAAGCGCTAAAGAAATGGCACGCCCGCAAAATGGAGCAAGCACTGGCCCCGCATTGGGGGGAGTTTGCTCAAAGCCGCCTTTATATCACCTTGGATGATTACCGGCGACTTGGTCACCCTGTTCACGGCGGGCGATGGTATGAGGCCTTGTGCGCCCTGTACCGCAAGCACCAGGAGGCGAAATGAAGCTGAGCCGCTGCCCGGTGTGCAAGTCAAACTTGCACCTTGACGCCATGGTGAGCGATGAAGCCACCCGCGAGCTGCTGGCCTTTGTGGTCAAACTGCCGCAACGGCTGGGCCAGGCGCTGGTGCAATACATTGCCCTGTTTCGCCCAGAAAAAAGCGACCTCTCAAACAGCCGCGCCCTGCGGCTAATGCAAGAGGCCATGGCGTTAACCTGCAATGAAACCCAGCTGCGCGACGCGCTGGAGAGCACAGTGGCCAGCCTCTTTAAAAAACGCAGCGAGCACGGCTGGCAGCCGCTGACTAACCACCAGTATTTAAAAAAGGTGCTGGATACCATGCCATCTGCGCCCGCCGCTGTAGCGCCTGAGATCAAGCATAAAAGCTTGGAGATACGCAGCAGCCACTCACTGAGTAAAGAACAGAACGACGCACTCTTTAACGAGCAAATGGCACGATTTGGAGGCAAACATGGCTGAGCAACAACTGGACATGATGGGCACCGACTTGGACCAAATTCTGACGCACCTGGACCAGCTAAGCGACAGTGAGGTAAAGAAGCTATGGCCACAAACGCTGGTGAATCTGGTTGAAATTTTTGAAGGCGCTTTTAAGCGCCAAGGACTTGCCGAAGCCTCTGCCCGTTCCTTGGCTAAGGTGGCTGTTGTTAGCCAGGCCCATTATATGGGTGGGCGGCAATTCTACTTACCTAAAGACGACCGCTTAAAAACGGCCCTTCGTAACATTGATATTTGGAATAAATTCAACGGGCGGAATATAGACCAATTGATAAACGAATATGGTCTAACCCGCCCGCAGTTAGCCAGCATCATTAAAGAACAGCGAGCATTACAGACCGCAAAAGTACAGATGCAACTGTTGTAGAAGTGTTGGTTATTGTTGGGTAAATTGGCGATGTTCAAGGATGAGGAAAAGGGCAAAAAATGAAAAAGAACTTGTTGATGGCCACCACCGTGTTGTTGGCAGGTTGTGCCGCAGCACCCCATAACTACCAGCCGGTAAAACAGCCTTTTAGCTTCCCAGCCGTGGGTAGCGTGGAGACAGTACAGGTTGGCCAGGCGATGCTAAAGCAAGGCGTTGCTGCCAAAAGTGAGGCCATCCACCTCGACAGCGAACAGGTAGCAGGCCGTTATACCTTGTTGGCTGGCAGCTACCCTAAAATTGGCGAAGACGACCAGAACGACTATTACTCAGCAATGACCGTTGATGGTCGTTACATCACCTTTGGCATGTTTGATCTGGCAGCCCCAACGGCATCATTCCGCATCGATAAGCAGACCGGCAAGGTCTGTATTTACCGACCTGAAGATACGGTGCCTTGTGGCAAAGTGAATTACACAAAAGAAGTAGTAAACGCACCCAACTCAGGGGGAGTTGAACAGTCGTTGATTTACGAAGGCAAGGCCAATAATCACCTAAAAATGACATATCGAGAAATAGGGAAATCAGGCAGAAGTCTTGTTAGTAATGCTATTTATGACTTGTCAGACAGCAAGGTCATTGGGTACAAAGGCGCAGAAATCGAAGTGATTGAAGCAACAAATACCAGTATAAAGTACCGACTAATTAGCCAGTTTTGATCATCAAAAATTAAGTAACCTCTTACATCCCACGCCATATACCCCATTAAACAAACTGGGCTCTCACACACAGAGCCCAGTTTGTTTATGTCATCCAAAACTTTCACGCTTCGCCGCCGCTATTTTGAGCATGGCACCTTTGGTGAGCTGGTCGACAACAGCGGCAACCGCCTTGCGGTTACTGTTGAATGCCCCTGGCTGAACAATAAGCCAGGCAAAAGCTGCATCCCCGAGGGAGCCTACACCCTGGCCCCTCATAACAGCCCCAGTAAAGGCCTTTGCCTGGCTATCTCTGGCCCCTCGCTTGGGGTCACGGTAAACGGCCCCAGTTTGCGTACCCACTGCCTTATCCACGTTGCCAACAAGGCCAGCGAACTTGAGGGCTGCATTGCTCCGGGTGAGCGCTTTGGCGTGGTGAGTAATGAATGGGCGGTGCTCAACAGCCGCAACACCTTGGACAAGGTGATGGCCGCCGTTGGCTTGGAAGCCACCCTGGTTGTGCGGGGGCAATGATGGGCGCCAACTGGCAGTGGTCATTTGCCAAGGGGCGGAGCGACCGACTGGCAGCCGAGCTGCGCCACTACCACACCGGGGAGCCTATCGGGCACCCCGGTTTGCATAGCCATGACGGCACCATGCAAAACCAATATTGCGAAGGCTGGGCCAGCCCCTCTCCCGTTGATATCTACCAGCACATTTACACACCGACCCACCCAAGGAAAAACAGCCATGAACGTCAAACTGATCATCGACCTGCTGCTCGCAGCCGGTAAAAACATTGTTGCCGCCCTTATCACCAAAAAAATGGTGCTGTGGGCATTAGAACGCTATGCCGCCAGTACCAAAACCAAGGTCGATGACTTTGCTGTGCAGCTGGTTGAAGGTGGCCTAGAGGCCGACACCGCCAAGATCCAGACTGCCGTGCAGGGACTAAGTAACGCCTGGCTGGAAGAAAAGGATGCAACGCATGCCTGATCTGTTTGACCGGGCTAGCGAGCTTGAAGAGCAGCAGCGCCAACGGGCGCTGTCTGCGCATGCCACCATGCACCAGCCCGCCCAGGACAAAGACGCCCAAGGCCGGGTGTGGTGCATTGACTGTGGCGAGCAAGTGTCACCTAAGCGGCTGGTGCTGTTGCCGAATGCGCCGCGCTGTGTGGATTGCCAGAAAATCGCCGAGCTAAGGAGCCGCCATGGCATGGCTTAACCCGGAGTGGTTACCCCTTTACATCGCAGTTGCCAGCCTGTTGGTAAGCGGCATTTTGGCCATGCTGCAACTGACCTTTGCTAAACGGCAGGAGCTGAACGATCTGGCACGAATGGTCGATGGCCTAGAACGGCGCATTGAAGACATGCCCAGCCAGCGCGACTTGCACGAGCTGAGCATTAAAATTGCCGACCTTAATGGCCAGATACAGGGCATTGCCCCGGCACTTAAACGCATGGAGCGCATCGGCGATCTGTTATTGGAAAACGAGTTAAAAGGGGGTGACCGCAAATGATGGCCCAACTACTGCTGGAGCATCAGCGACTGGTGATTTTGCGCCTGTTGCATGAGGCAAGTGGCATGGATTTGAACGAGTCCATCTTGCAAGACGGCCTTGACGCTTACGGCCTGAACATCAGCCGCGACAACCTGCGGGTACAGCTGGCCTGGTTGGAAGAACAAGGCCAGCTGAGCTTGGCGCCAGTAGGCCGTTCGCAAGTAGCCAGGCTCACTGTGCGCGGCGAAGACACCGCCATGGGACGTGCCCGCGTGCCGGGCATTAAGCGCCCCAGCGCCGGAGACTAACCCATGAGCGACAAAACCACCCGAGGGCGGCGCTCTAAAGTAGACCTACTGCCGGAGGATATCCGCCGCGAACTGGACGGCATGCTGCGCGACGGCCGCTTGAGCCAAGTAGAGATACTGGAGGCGGTTAACGAGCTTATCGAGCAGTCAAAGCTGCCAGAAGACATGCAGCTCAGTCGCCCTGGCCTTAACCGCTACGCCAGCAAAATGGAGGCGGTGGGCAAAAGCTTGCGGGAAATGCGCGAGATCACCCAGGTATGGACAGCAGAGCTTGGCAACAAGCCCACCGGCGAGGTGACCAAGCTCATTCTTGAAATGGCCCGTAGCCAACTGTTTAAGGCGCTTTTAAACGAGTCTGAAGGGGGCGAGGTTGCCGACGTGGGCATGATTAAAGACGCCATGCTGGCCGTCCAGCGCCTCGAATCTGCCGCCATGCAAAGCCACAAGCGCGAGAAAGAGATCCGCCAGGCCTACGCCGAAGAAGCCGCCGCCGCCGTCAGTGAAGAATTGCGGGGCGAAGACGGTATGAGCGAGCAGCTCGAAGACCGTATCCGCCAAATTCTGCTGGGGAAAGCGTGATGAAACTCGACCTGCTGCTGGCCCTGGTCTCGCAACTGGTGCTGATCCTGGTGCTGTTGGCGGTGACCATCAAGGCCCAGGCTTGGCTGTTGGTGGGCTTGGCGCTGTGGCTGCTGGTATCAGTGCTGCAACTTGGGTGGCGGATCTACGCAACCGAAAAGGGAAAAGAAGATGGCCACCAATAAGCTACATCTCACTGCCACCAGCCAGCCACGCAAAATTAACCTGGCCGAAGAGCTGGAGCTGGCTGGGGTGGAGGTGCCAGAGGACATGGCCGCCGCCCAACCGGCCAACGAGCCGGTTTTTTTACCCTACCAGCAGCGCTGGTTCGAGGACGAATCCCAGGTGATGATCGCCGAGAAGTCACGCCGCACCGGCCTGACTTGGGCCGAGGCGGGGCGCAATGTGATCAACGCCGCCAAGCCGCGCCGCCGGGGCGGCTGCAATACGTTTTACGTTGGCAGCAAAAAAGAGATGGCACTGGAATACATCGCCGCTGCCGCGCTCTTTGCCAAGGCATTCAACAGCCTGGCCGAAGCCGATGTGTACGAGCAAACTTTTTGGGACAGTGCCAAGAAAGAAGAGATCCTGACGTACATGATCCGCTTTCCCAAAACGGGGCGGAAAATTCAGGCGCTCAGCTCTCGCCCGTCAAACCTTCGCGGCCTGCAAGGGGATGTGGTTATCGATGAGGCCGCATTCCATGAAAGCCTCGAAGAACTACTAAAAGCCGCCCTGGCTCTCACCATGTGGGGTAACAAGGTACGGCTTATCAGCACCCACAATGGCGTTGATAACCCCTTTAACACCTACATCAACGACGCCCGCGAAGGCCGCAAAGACTACAGCGTACACCGCATCACCTTGGACGATGCCATCAAGGATGGGCTCTATAAGCGCATCTGCTACGTCACCGGCCAAGAGTGGACCCTGTCGGGCGAGGTGAAATGGCGGGAAAACCTTTACAAGAACGCTCCCAACAGCGAGTGCGCCGACGAAGAGTACGGTTGTGTGCCCCGCAAGTCGGGCGGTAGTTACATCAGCCGGGTGCTGATAGAAGCCGCCATGGTTGCTGACCATTCCGTGCCAGTGCTGCGCTTTGAGGCCCCCGATGACTTCATGGGCTGGACGCCAACCATGCGTGAGGCCTCGGTGAAAGACTGGTGCGAGCAGCTCTTGGAACCGCTGCTGGCCGCGCTCAACCCAGAGCACCGCCACAGCTTTGGCGAGGACTTTGCCCGGCGTGGCGACTTAACCGTATTTGTGCCGCTTGCCATTAAACCAGACCTTCGCAAGCGGGTGCCCTTTGCCGTTGAGCTGCGCAACGTAACCTACGAGCAGCAGCGCCAGGTGATGTTCTACATCTGCGACCGCCTGCCGCGCCTAATGGGCTTGGCTTTCGATGCCACCGGCAACGGCGGTTATCTCGCCGAGCAAGCGGCGCTCAAATACGGCATTGAAATGGTCGACCAGGTAAACCTTAGCCAAGCCTGGTACCACGAATGGATGCCCAAGCTTAAAGGCGAGTTTGAAGCCTTCAACCTGGAGCTACCGCGCCACCAGTCGGTGCTTGATGACGTGCAGCACATCAAGCTGGTAAACGGCATTCCCGGCATCGACAAGGGCCGTAAAGACGATGTGCAAGCCAAGGGCAAAGGTAAGCGCCATGGCGATTTTGCCGTGGGCCTTTGTATGGCCGTGCGCGCCTCTTACATGGACGGGGGCACCATCGAATTTACCGCACTACCCGCATCAGCCAGCCGGTGGGATGAAACCAGCCCACAGGCCAGTGATGACTACGTATCAATCAAAGGGGGCTGGTAATGTCCATCGACAAAATCAAGGCCCGCCTGGGCCGCAATAGCCAGGCACTGACAACCCAGCAGACCGACACCGCCCAGGTTGGCTTTGTGCGCCGTGAGTGGGTAGAGCACCCCACCAGTGGCCTGACCCCTGCGCGGTTGGCCGAGATCATGCGTGATGCTGAAATAGGCCGCCTGACAGACCAGCTAGACCTGGCCGACGATATCGAGGAAAAAGACGCCCATGTGATGGCGGAGCTGGCCAAGCGCAAGAACGCGCTGCTGGGTAAAAACTGGCTGATTAAGACCCCACCCAATGCTAGCGATGCAGAGCAGCGCGATGCCGACATGGTGAACGAGGTACTGAACTCGCTACCCGAGTTTGAAGACCTCGTGCTCGATATGGGCGATGCGATCCTGCGCGGCATGAACAACAGCCAGATCACCTGGGCTCGCGATGGCCAGCTGTATTACCCGGCCAAACTAGAGACCATTCCGGCGCGGCGCTTTACCGTTGACGAAGACAATCCCAACACCGTGCTGCTACGCCTTGATGGTGGCCTGTCTGCCCCGCTGTGGAAGTGGGGCTGGGTGCAACATAGCCACAAAGCCAAGAGCGGCTACATCGCCCGCGCCGGGCTTATCCGGGTGCTTGCCTGGCCGTTCCTGTTTAAGAACTACAGCGTGCGGGACTTGGCCGAATTCCTGGAGATTTACGGCCTGCCGCTGCGCCTGGGTAAATACCCCACTGGCGCTAGCGACACTGAAAAATCAACCCTGCTGCGGGCCATTATGAGCATTGGCCACAATGCCGGTGGCATCATCCCCAAGGGTATGGATATCGAGTTCCAGGAAGCGGCCAAGGGCGCCAGCGACCCCTACATGGCGATGATGGACTGGGCCGAACGTAGCCAGTCCAAGGCGATTTTGGGCGGCACGCTAACCAGCCAGGCGGATGGCAAGTCCAGCACCAACGCCCTGGGTAACGTGCACAACGAAGTGCGCGAAGAGCTGGTGGCGGCTGACCTTCGCCAAATTGCCAGCACCTTAACTCGCGACCTGGTGTTGCCGCTGCTTGAGCTGAACGGTAAGGGCGACTACCACAACCCACGCCGCCGCCTGCGCCTGGAGTTTGACACCCAGCAACCGGAGGACATGACCGCCTTTGCCGCAGCCTTACCGCCTCTTGTGCAGATGGGCACGAAGATCCCGGCCAACTGGGTTAACGACAAATTGAAAATCCCGGTCCCCAAAGACGGCGAGGCAGTATTGGGGATGGTGCAAACCAGCCTGCCTGGGCAAGAGGCTGCACCAGCAGGCAAGGCCGACTCAGTGCAACAAACAGCCCTGAATGGGGCGCAAATCACCAGTTTGAGCGAAATCATCCAGCAGGTGCAAAGCGGCACACTCGACACCCAACGGGCCAAGGCGCTTATCAAGGCCGGGTTCCCCGCCATTGATGACGCCGCCATCAACAACCTGTTGGGCCTGAATGCGGCAGTGCTGAGCTTTGCCGCCCTCAAAGCCCAGCCAAAGCCGCAAGACCAACTGGCCGGACTGACGGCAACACTGGCCAACAGCGCGGGGCGGCAACTGGACGATGACGTGGCCGCTATAGCCGCATTGGTCGACAAGGCCGAAAGCTGGGATGACGTAGAGCGGGCGCTCATAGAGGCATACAAAGACCAAGGAGCGGCGGCCCTTGCTGGCATCATGCAGCAGGCGATGGCTGCGGCGCAGCTTGCCGGGCGCTACGACGTGGAGCTGGGCAACTGATGGCAGAGTACGGCGGTGTCCAGTTCCAGCAGGCCATTGACTGGTTCAAAGGCAAGCTCAATATGCCCACGGCGGCGTGGGATGACATATGGGGCGCCATGCACACCCGCGCCTTTGTTGTAGCCGGTGCGCAAAAAGCCGATCTGTTAACCGACCTGCGCCGCGCCATGACCAGCGCAATTGAAGATGGCACCACGTTAAACACCTTTAAAAGCCAGTTTAAAGACATCGTGGCCAAACACGGTTGGGAGCATACCGGCAACGCCGACTGGCGGGCGCGGATCATCTACGACACCAACCTGCGCCAAAGCTACAACGCTGGCCGCTGGCAGCAGCTGCAAAGCTTCGACTATTGGGAGTACCGCCACGGCAACAGCGAGAGCCCGCGCCCTGACCACCTCGCCTGGAATGGCAAGCTGTTGCCTAAAACCAGCGCGTGGTGGCGGACCCACTTCCCACAAAATGGCTGGGGCTGTACCTGCTTCGTGCGCGGCTATACCAGCGCCCAGGTAAAACGCCGGGGCTTAACGGTGGCCGATGAGCCGGCACTAGAAACCTGGGACTACACCAACAAGAAAACCGGTGAGGTGATCAAGGTGCCCAAGGGTATCGATGCCGGTTTTGACTACTCGCCCGGCGAAGCCACCTTTGGGCGCCAACTTTCGGATGATGCCATGGCCCAGTGGCAGGCTGCCAAGGGGGATGCCTGGCAGAGCCTTACTCCTGGGAACTGGCAAACTGCCGGGCGCCCCGAGAGGCTACCTGTGACCACGACAGACACCGCATTGGCTGAACGGGTGCAAAGCAAAGCCGAGCTGCTGTCGCTGACGAAAAATGTATTGGGCGGCGCGGAGCGGGTATTCGACAAAGCACCGGTACCGGTGTACGTGAACGCTGAAACCTTGGCCGAGCATATCGATATTGCCCGCGCCCCAATGCTGCCCCTACTGCCGGAACTTATCGAGACCCCTGCCGAGGTCTGGGCCGCGTTTGAGCAACACAAAGGCACCGGCCAGGTACAACTGCGCTGGCGTTTTATCAGCATGGTCAAAGCCGGGAAATACCAGGGGCAGCTACTGGTGGCGCAGGTGGCCAGGGGAATGCTCGAAGCGTGGACCTTTATTCCGGTTAAGCAGCTTAACTACATCAACAAGCAGCGCCAGGGGATCTTGGTACACGGTGGGGAATAGGATCTCGCAGCAGCGCCAGCACTGCGGACAACAGTTAGCGGGTATAGAGCTGGGCCTCACCCGTAACCACTTTAGTTCTTGAGGTAACAGTATGGCAGATTAAAAGTGCGTTTTACCAGAGGCGATAACGTTTCCATCTAGGTCATATTTCTTCCAACCTTGGGTGGTACGTTGCGGAGGGTAAATGCTCATATGGTGGTATGAATGGTATCGAGCGACAACCTCTCCGCTTGGGGTAACTTCATCATAGTAATCGTCGTCGTTATCCATGCCTTTTTTTTGTGTTCTTTTGGTATCGCTTATAACCAGTGAGTTGCCTTCACCAATTTGCAGTTCTTCTGGATATGACATTTCGGACTCCTGCCGTGTAATGGAGATAAAGTTATAACAAAGAATTGAGGTTATTAAATGGCCGGTACTCATATCACCATCAGCCCGCAAGGGTTTGAGCAAGCAACCAATCTTTTTCATGAGCTAGCCAAGCGCGGCAATAACCTGGAACCGGCAATGGCTGCTATCGGCGAGTACCTGGTGGGCAGCAACCAGGACCGTATCGCGGCCGGAGTCGATGACGAAGGCAAAGCCTTTACGCCGCTGAGCAAGGTCACCAAAGAGCGCAAGGCCAAGAACAAAGACAAGGTGCTCATTGAGAATGGCTACCTCTTTAACCTGGTCTACCAGGCAACGGCAGATGCCATGCAAATGGGTACCGATAGAGTGCAAGGCGCGATGCTCTATTACGGCGGCACACGGGACAAGTACCCCAGCCTGTGGGGTGACATTCCGGCAAGGCACTTTATCGGCATCAGCTCCGACGACAGGGACGAGGTGATGGCGATTATCAATGACTACCTCAGCGACGCTGAGAGCGCCTAAGAGGTGCTAGTGGCTACCGAGTTATGGACGAAAGGGCTTTAAACGCACACAGGGCGATTTGAAGCGGGTTTAAATCGGGTGTGTTGGTGGCTTGGCGTTGACATGAACCACTATATCTCTCAATATTTCGCGCGGAATTTAAACAAGGATGCCCCGGTGACGAATCCCTCTTCTTACAAGTTTGATATTGTCTACGACGCTCAGAATGGCGATTTCTCTAGACATGTCATGAGTGCTAAACAGCTTGGTGAAGCTATAACGGCAATGTCTGGCCTGATTGAAGATGCCAGCGAATTGTTGAACCCACATGAAGAGGCTCCTGTAGTTCGTGTGACCGCACCGGCTAAAGAAGGGTCATTTGCTGTTAGCTTTGAGTTGGCTTGGATGACGGCTGGACATGCTATTGAGATTTTGCGCTACCTTGGGATCGGTGGTGTAGCATCCACTATCGTCGGTGGGTCACTTTGGGAGGTCAGCCGTAGACTTGGCGACAAGAACATTATCAATGTGGAAACCACGAAAGATAGCGACCAAGCGACTATCCAAGTTGATGGTGCAGATATCATGTGCGAAGAAAATGTCGCTCTGCTGGCAACCAACCCGAAAATTCGAGCACATATTGCCAAGTTGGTATCTGCTCCGTTGCAGGAAAAGAACGCTCCGGTATTCAAAATTGTTAGTGAACAGAACACGCTGGTGGAACTAAAAGACCAACAAGTGACAGAACTGGTTCCCATGCCTCCCAGAACCAAGCTCGCCGACGATGTTTCAGTTGAATCGGTCAATGTTCGTTTTCCCCAGGTTAACTTCAACGGGCCTAAGGGCTGGAAGATGGAGCTGCACGGTAAGGAGCATACTGTCACTATGGATGATGAAGCCTTCCTAGAGCAGGTGAAAGCCAACGAAAAGAGCTTCAGCAAGGAAGACCTCTTTGAGGTGGATCTAGAAATTACCGAAGCGCACTACGCGCAGGCGAAGATAGCCAAAAAGACATCCTATGCTATCAAAAAGGTGACTCGGCACAGGACCAGTAACGACCGCAAGATCATCTGAATGGAGGTCTAGGTGGAAAATCAATGGATAGAAGGGATGCTGTGGATTGGCGTGCTGTTGTTGTTGCCAAGACTACTGACTGTGGTTCGTGTAGCTGCCAAGCAAATCATTTACCGCATATGGCCGGTTAGAGATGTGCGAATAGAGCATCGAGAAAACGGGCAGCTTATTGGTTCGGTAGACATCAAGTTGGATAGCAAAGACCCCCTTGTCAGGCAATTGGCAACATTGCGTAAGGATGCAAGGGGGCGCCGACATGTCTGAACAAAAGCAGAGTAAAGGCTCGACTGCCGCATCCATTGGCGGAGTTGGTGGCATCGGTGTGATTTTAACGGCCATTTTAAATGGCATGGTAAAAGATGAGCAGTCGAAACTTGTTTTAGGAGCTGCCGTTCCTTTTGCTGCTGCCTTTTTGAATCATCTGTTAGCCATATTTATTGCATATTTTGGTGGTCTGACACCGGAACAAATTACCACTGCTGCACGCTTCAACAGAGATAAGAGAAGGCTCAAAAAAGCACTGCAGGATCCACTGCTTTCTGAAGAAGCAAAAAGGCAGGCCCAACAAGATTACGACCAAACAGTGTTAAATGAGGCCAATCTTGGCAAAACACTGCAGCCAGTTAAGCCAGCGCCAGGACAACCACGGCCATAAAATAAAGCGTCACTACTGTATTTTAAGCAACCCCTTACATCCCACCCCTAAACCCTCGGGCCATCATGGCCCATGAAAAAACGCCCCTTTACAGCCGCTGTTGCGGCGCTCAGTAAACAGTCCAGCAATGTGGTGCTGGGCCTGGCGGCTTGCACCCTCTCCCAGCAAGGCAATGCCAGCGTTCAGTTGCTACCGGATGGGCCGTTCAAGGCTAAGGATGGCCGCCCTAATGATGTGCCTGGCGGCCAGTGGCTGCTTGATGCTGCCGCCTGGCAAATGCTGAAGGCTGATGCCGCCGAGCGTACCAACGATTACCACTTCGACTACGAACACCAAACCCTGCGTACTGCCGACAACGGCCAGCCAGCCCCAGCTGCGGGCTGGATAAAACCGGCTGCGCTTCGCTATGAGCCGGGCCAGGGCCTATTTGCCGACAACGTGCAGTGGACCCCAAAAGCCGAGCAGATGATTGGCGACGGCGAGTACCGCTACATCAGTGCCGTATTTGCCTACGACAAAGCCACCGGCAGGCCGCAGCAGCTGTTGCATGTGGCACTCACCAACAATCCTGCCGTTGACGGCATGAAGGCCATTGCCGCGCTCACCGCCCAAACTCCCACCCTGCAACCACCACCAGGAGACAGTGCCATGAATGAGGCCCTGAAAAAGCTACTGGCGGCGCTTGGTATCAGCATTGATGGCGTTGACCTCAATGATGCCGAAGCCGCCCAGGGGCTTGTTGATAAGGCCCTGAGTGCCATTAAAGGCATGACGGACCAAAGCGCCAGCGACAAGCAAGCCGTTGCTGACCTTACCGCCAAGCTGGAAAGCGGCATCGACCATTCCCAGTACGTGCCCGTTGGCGTGTACCAGGAGCTGCTGGCCAAGCTCAAAGACACCGCCACCCATGCCGGTACCGCCGCCCTGACCGCTGCCATCGAGCAAGCCGAAAAGGAAGGCCGCATCTATGGCGCCAAAGACCGCGCTTGGCTGGAAGGTGTCGGTAAGAACCAGGGCCTGGCGGCACTGACCGCCCAGCTTGATGGCCGCCCGGCTATCGCCGCGCTCACCGCAACCCAAACCACTGCCAAGCCCCAGCATGATGATAAAGGCCTGGCTGCACTCACTGCCGAAGACAAAGAGGTGGCCAAGTTGCTTGGCATCACCGAGGAAGACTTCGCCAAGCAAAAAGGGGCTAAGTAATGATCGTCACTCCTGCCGCTCTTACCGCACTGATGACCGGCTTTCGGGCCGACTTTGAGGCGGGTAAAACCCTGGCTGAAAGCCAGTATTTGCAAATTGCCACCGAGGTGCCCAGCACCAGTAAATCAACCACCTATGGCTGGCTGGGTAAATTCCCTGCCTTTCGTGAGTGGGTCGGTGATCGGGTTATCAATGATATGGCTGCGTCAAGCTACGCCATCGAGAACAAGCCGTTTGAATCGACCGTTGGTGTTGACCGCGACGACATCGAAGACGACAACATCGGCGTTTATAAGCCGCTGATGCAGGAAATGGGCCGGGCCTCTAAGGTCTTCCCTGACGAACTGGTATTTCCGCTGCTTGATGCTGGTGTCAACACCGCCTGTTACGACGGCCAGAACTTCTTTGACGCCGACCACCCGGTATACCCCAACGCCGATGGCACCGGGGACGCTGTTAGCGTCAGTAACTACAACGACAACGGCGGTACGCCGGGTGCTTTGTGGTTCTTGCTCGATACCACCCGTGCGCTCAAACCCTTCATCTACCAGAACCGCCGCTCCATGCAGTTCATGCAGATGAACAAGGCCGACGACGAGCAGGTGTTTACCTCCAAAACCTTCCGCTTTGGCGTCGATTGCCGTGCCAACGCCGGTTACGCATTTTGGCAGATGGCCTACGCCAGCGGCCAGGAACTGACTGCTGACAACATCTGGGCGGCGATGAGTGCGATGCGAAACTTTAAAGCCGACGGCGGCAAGCCACTCGGCATTAAACCCAACCTGCTGGTGGTGCGCGGTACCCAGCAACAAGCGGCGGAGGAAGCCCTTAAGGCCAACCTCACCGGCGGCGGCTCCAACACCTTGAACGGCAAGCTCAAGATCGTTGTTGCTGACTGGCTCTAATCCGCACTGCAACACACAGGGTGCCGCCCGGCACCCTGTGAACCAAACAACGGAGTAACCATGCTATGTCCAAAACGACTCTTTACGCCGCGCTGGTGGTTGCCAGTATCGCTCACGATGGCTATCGCCGCGCTGGCCTGGGCTTTAAAAAGGGCGATAACACCTTTACCGATCTGCCACTCACCGATGCGCAATTGGCCGCCATCGAAGCCGACCCGCGCCTGTCTATCAAAAAGACTGAGGCAAAACCTACCGATGCAAAAGCGGGCGGGTCCGTGGACGCTTCGGATGTGGGCGACCCTGTAACCTTCAGCAACGAAGACGGCTTTATCGCCGGAGTCGTTGACCACAACGGCAAGCAGATCGCGCTGGCCGATATGACTGCAAAAGACCTCAAAGCCATCGCCAAAGACCTGGACGTTGAAGGCTATTCCAAGCTGGGCAAAGACGCCTTGGTTGATGCCATTCAGGCGGTAAAGGTCCAGGCCACTGACGGGACTGAGGCCTAACCATGTACGCGGCCCTGGCAGACATGCAGGCCCGGTTCGGTGAGGTCGAGTTAATCGACCTCACCGACCGCACCGGTACCGGTGCCATTGATCAGACGGTGCTTGATAACGCCCTGGATGACGCCGCCGCCACCATCGACGGCTACCTGGGTGCTCGCTATCCGCTACCGCTGGCAACCGTTCCGGCGGTGCTGACCCGTGTGGCCTGCGATCTGGCCCGTTACTACTTGTACGACGAACGCGCCACCGAGGCGGTGACCAAGCGCCATGACGATGCCCTGAAGATGCTGCGCTCAATTGGTGACGGCACCGTCACGCTCGGTTTGCCCGACGCGCAAACCCCCGAGGGCAGCAACACCAGCACCATCGAGAGCGCGGGCAGCGTATGGGGCCGGGCCAACAGCAAGGGGTTTGTCTGATGGCACTGGCGCAACGGGTGATTGACCGGCTCAAAAGCAGTTTTGACGACGTAGAGGGCTTGCTGGCCCTGGCGGAATATCAAGACCGCAATTTGGCCAAGCCCAAAATCTTTGTCATCGAGCTGAGCGAGCAGCCTGGCCAGGTTGTTGATGGCACCGGCCTTTGGCGCCAGAACGTAACCGTGACCATTGGCGTATTGCTGGTGGTACCGGCTCGCAATAAAGCCAGACCCGATATCAGCGACGAGCGCCAATTGATACGCCAGGCGCTCTTTGGCTGGTCAGCCAGTAGCGACTTTGAGCCCATGGCAATGGCCGGTGGCCAGTTGCAACCCTCCCGGCCCGGCATCGCTGCATGGCTGGACAAATTCACAGCTGAGTACACAGAGGACGCCCACCATGCGTAAGACACGAAAAAAGGTGCTGCTGTTTGCCGCCGAAACCGCCTACGGCGTCGACGCTATCGACGCAGGCGAAACCGCCACCGCCCTGCTGGGGCGCAATGTCACCATCACCCCCATGGCCGGTGACAACACCTCACTGGACTACGACGACGGCACCTTGGGCAATAGCCCGGAAGTGGCCACCGAGATTTATGGCACCGTTGAGGTTGAGGTTGACTGGGCCGGTTCCGGTGCTGCCGGTACCGCCACCAAATATGCCCCATTGTTGTTGTCCTGCCTGCGTGGCCAAAACATCACGGCTGATACCAGCGTGGCTCATGCCATTGATGACACCAGTGAAGCCAGTCAAACCCTGTATTTTCATTACGACGGCGTGCTGCATGCACTACTGGGTGCCCGTGGCACTTTTAAACTCAATGCCACGGCCAAACAGTTCCCGACCTTGACCTTTACCTTCACCGGCTTGTTTGTGAAACCCACGGTGGCGGTGATGCCTGCCGCCGATTTTGAGGGATGGGAGACGCCGCTAAAAGTCGGGGTGGAGTATTCGGCGTGCACTTTAGGCGGGCAGGCCGTCAAGCTCATCAGCTTGGACTACGACCAAGCCAACACCGTCAACCATGCCGAGTATGTAGGGTTTGAAGAGGTGCAAATCACCGACTTTGCACCCACCAGCAAAATCGTCTTGGAAGCGGCAAGCTTGGGTGAATTTGACCCCTTTACCGCCGCCAAAGACGGTACCGAAATGGCCTTTGAATTTACCCACGGCGTGGCCGGTAACCAGGTGAGCTGGGCGTCTAGCCGCGTGCAATTGGGCCGCCCCACCTATGGCGACCAAGACGGCACGCTGACCTATGAAATCCCGCTGATCCCCATTAGCAACGTCGACACACTGACCAACGCTTAAGGAGCCCTGATGTTCACCTTCGTTAAAACTCGCATTGTAAAAAACTGGCCTGCGGTGGCCCGCGTTGCCACCGACGACGGCGAGGTTATTGAGGCGGCATTCGCCCTCGACCTTGAGCTGGTCAAGGAAGAGCAGTACAGGAGCCTGGTGCAAGGCGGTGATGCGGCTGTTGTGACTGGCCTGGTGAAAGGCTTCTCCGGCATCAAAGACGAGAGCGGCAAAGAGTTGGCGTTTAACGCCAAGAACATGGCCGCTCTGGCTACCGACCCCGCTTTTGTGCGAGCGGTGCTGCGTGCCTACAACGGTGCCATTAACGGCGAGGCGGCCCGAAAAAACTCATAGACGCGATAGAAGCGGCGCTTAATGAAGCGCCGCAGCTGTCGCGCAAAGAACAGTTGGAATTGGAGCGAGAAGCCGCCGCTTTTGGTGTGCCCCTCGAAGAGGAGGAAAACCCTGACATTGAAGTTTGGGACGAGCACAGGGACGCGCTCACCTGGTGGTTTGAGATAAAGGATCTGCTGCGCTGGACACCCAGCCCAATAGGCGCTTACTGCGAGGGTTTGGACGTGCCAGCTGTCGAGTGCGACGCCCGTATGCGCGGCAGAGCCATCAACCCCAATGATTACGCCAAGGTGCGGCTTATTGCCGCCACCGTTGCAACCTACTTTAACGAGCGGCTAACCAATAAATGAAAGACTTGACCCTATCGCTAAAACTCACCGCTGATGGCCGCCAACTGGTAGCCACGGTGAACAATGCCGATCAGGTCGTTGAAGCCCTGGGCGCTACTGCACAGAAGACCAATGCCCGTGCTACATCGCTGGGCGCTGGGCTTGATAAAACCGCAAGTGGCGCCCGCAATGCGGCCACCGGCGTAGGTAATTTAGATGACCGGGCAGAGGCCGCAGGAAGCGAGCTTGGCAAACTTACCCGTGTTGCTGCTGGGCTGTGGGCCGCCTTTGAAGGGGCCAAGGGCTTGGGAGACATCGTTAGTGAAGTTGCAGACTTTCAGGATATTCGCACCCGCCTTGAGAGCCTAAGCGGCAGTGCGGCGGCCTATGCCGACAACCAGCAATACCTTATTGAACTGAGCCGCGAGCAGCACAAAGAGCTGACCCCGCTGGCCGACAGCTACGCTCGTTTGCTGACCTTGCAGCAAGCGGGGCTGGTTACCCAAACCCAAGCCCGCGCCCTGACTGAAGGCATCAGCAATGCCCAATCGGCGCTTGGTGCCAGCACCGAGCAAGTGGGCCAAGCCATGTACGGTTTGAGCCAGGCCTTGGCCAGCCCGATCGTCCGCGCCGAAGATCTTAATCAGGTAGTTGAACCTCTGCCGGGGCTGCTCAACCAGCTCGATAAAGCGGCAGGCTTGCCTGCGGGTGGCTTTCGTAAGCTGATGCTGGCAGGGCAAGTGACCAGCGAGTTTTTCCGCGACACCTTAATCAAGGCGTTAGGGACGTTCGACGGCGCCGCCGCTGCCACCGGCAACAACATCAACGCCTTGTACCGCGATATCAGCAACGCCTACACCCAGGCCGCTGTGGCCTTTGAAAACCCTATCAACGACACCCTAACGCCGGTGCTGCATACGATTGCCGATGCGCTGTTGTATGTCAGTGATAACGCCGAAGAGGTGTCTAACGTCATCGAAACGGTGCTGGCTGTTGCGCTGGCGCGTGGTGCAGTTGCGGCAGTTGCGGCAACAGTCAGGCTTGTAGAAAAGGCCGTGGCAAGCCGCGCTGCTGCGGTTGCTGCACTGGCCGAAGCCAAAGCCGAAATGACCTTGGCACAAGGTTATGCCGCCGCTTCGGCAGCAGGCCTTGCCCGCGCCGGTGCAGAAGAACGTTTAGCCGCAGCCCGCGCTAACCTGGCCGCCGCCACCGCCCGTGCCAATGTGGCCACTGCGGCCATGACTACCGCACGTACCCTGGGCACCCGCGCTCTTGCGTTAGTGGGCGGTTGGCCGGGGCTCATTTTAGGCGCAGTGGCTGCTTGGGCTACTTTTGACACCAGTGCCAAAACTGCCGCCGTCAGCGTAGACCGAGTAGACGATAAGGTGCGCCAGCTCAAAGAGGCGATGAGTGGCCTCGGTGCCATTGATATCGGTACTGCAACCCGGCCACTTCAGTCAGAAATGGATGGTTATTTGGCACAAATCGCCAGAGCGAATGATGCCATTAATCAACTGCGCCAGCGACAGACTCAACTGGCCAGCACGCCCTCGTCAGGCCCAGCTAGTGACATGGCGCAGGTGGGGCAAATCGGTGCCATTGACCGACAAATCTCAGCGCTTGAGCAAAAACGTGACGAGTTTGCGGCCAAGGTTAACGAGATCCAGCAAGCTCTGAATAAAACCTTTCAAAGCGGACTGAAAGGCATCCAATGGCAAACTCTGTCCGATGGGCCGCAATACAGTACCGAAGCGGCTACCAAGGCCCAGCAGCTCATCACAAAGTTGCAGCAGCAAGTTGCGCTTTATGGTGACGTTAGCAATGTGGCCAAGTTGCGCTACGAAATGGAGAACGGCGAGCTTAAGAACCTGGACCCGGCTTTGCAAAAGCAGCTGCTCACCCAGGCCAAATTGCTTGATCAAAAGGACGCCGACAAAGCGGCCACGAAAGCCGCCGCCGATGCGCAGAAGGAGTACCAGCGCAATATCGACCAATTGCTGAATAAGCTGGACCCATACAGCCAGTCACAAAAGCAGATGGCCGAGAACGAGAAGCTGCTGAAGACCTACTTCGAACAAGCCAACGTGCCGCTGGAGAAACGCCAACAGCTGCTAACAGCGCTTCAACAACAAGGCGGGGCTTATGAGTCACTGCGCCGCCAGCTCGACCCCGCGTATGCCGAAAACCAAAACAACAGTGAAAACCTATCACTGCTAAACAACGAACTGGACAACACGCCCGCCAGCGATGTTTCAAAGCGCCAGCAAATTAATGCGTTAATTGAGGCTGAGCAGCGCCGTCACAGTGCCGCAATGACGGACATCAACCAGCAAACGGCTAGCGAATATGACTTGATGTGGTCGCAGAGTTTTGACCGCTTCGCGTCTGGCATGGGCCAGGCTGTTGGTGAGGGGATCATTTACAGCAACAGCATGGGGGATGCTGCAAAAAACGTGATCAACTCGGTTGGTTCGCAGTTGATCTCCACCCTGGTAGAAATAGGCATCAAAAAAGTTGCCTCCATCTACCTGACGCAAGCCGCCTCTGAGGCGGCCACTGCCACGCAGGTAGCAACCGGCACCGCTGCGGCAGCAACGCTTGCCACCAGTTGGGCAACAGCAGCCGCAATGACCTCTTTGGCCAGCTTCGGTGCCAACGCCGTACCAGCAACCGCTGGCATCGCCAGCACCACCGCTTTCGCAGAAGGGCTGAGCGTTGCCGGTATCTTCCACTCAGGCGGCACTGTACCCCGCGAAGGCACTTATTTGCTGGATGGCGGCGAGACCGTCTACACCCGCGCCCAGCATGCCCGGCTGATGCAATCCATTAATAACTCCAGCTCTAGCAGCAGCTCAAACGCTACCACCATCAAACAAGAAAACAATTTCAATTTCTCTGGCAACAGCAGCACGTCGGTGCAAGCGCAGGTGCGTGAAATGTTGCCGGAGATCGCCAACGTCACCACTGCCGCTGTTGTCGATAGCTACAACCAGCGCGGTGATATGTATAGGGCCATAAACGGATGAGCAGTATTTTCACGTTCCCAGAGGATATTTATCCAACCAGCTGCGACTGGCGTTTAAAGACCCGTTCAGCGGTGTTTGAAAGCCCCTTTAATGGCGGCATACAAACCCTTGAGTACCCCGGTGCTTATTGGGAGGCCAGCTTAAGCTTCGACAGCCTGAAAAAAAACAAAGCCATTGATCTCGATGTGTTGCTTTTGAAATTGGCAGGTATGGCCAATCGGGTATGGCTATGGGACCACGCCTTTGCCAGTCCACAAGGGGTGGCAGGTGGTGCCCCGGTGGTTGATGGGGGCCCTCAAACAGGAAAAAGTCTCGCGATCCGCGGTTGCGTTGCCGGTCAATTATTTCTCGCCGCCGGTGACTACTTTCAGCTAGGAACACAGTTGTTTCGGATGACTGAAAACGCCACCGCAGACAGCTCCGGGCGCGCCACCTTGGTATTTGAATCGTCAATTCGTAACGCCGCGGCTGACGGTGCCGTCATCATCACCGACAAACCCAAAGCGCTGATGATGCTTGCTGACGATGACCAAGCGCCACGCCGCTCTGGCCGCCGCCTGGTGCTTAGCTCATTCACGCTGAAATTTAGGGAGGACATCTACGGATGATCACTGATTGGCTCTCTGCCGAAATGCAGGAAATGCTGCGCAACAAATACATCACGGCCATCTTAATGGCGCGACTAGATTTTGTATCCGGCATCGTTGCGGTGCACTCCGGCGTTGGCGACGTGACCTTTGACGGCGCCGTTTACAAAGGTATTGGTGTGCTGGGACAAGTCAGCCAGGTAAAACAGTCTAATGCGGTAAAGCCCTATACCTTACGCCTTACCCTTTCTGGCATTCCTCAAGAACTGGCCCAAACCGCGATCACTGAAAAGTACCAAGGCCGGGATGGGCGCTTATACATCGGCGCCATGGACTCGTTTGCTCAAGTGACAGCAACCCAGCTGTTGTTTCGTGGACGCATGGACGTGATGCCCATCAACCTGGGCAACCCCAGCACCATAGCGCTCGACATTAACAGCCGCAGCACAGATTGGAAGCGTGCCAAAAATGGCCGCTATACCGATGCCGACCAGCAAGCCAAATACCCGGGAGACAAGTTCTTTGAATATGTCGCGCAGATGGCAGAAAAACCAATTTATTGGGGCGTGCCCGGTAAAGCGGTTGCATCGGGTTCCGGTGCTACCAGCTCAACTAACTACCGGTTGAAGCAGCGATGAAAGCGCTCGCTGAGTTTATCGAACCACGCCGTAAAACCCCTTTTACCTGGGGGCAGCAAGACTGTTGTTTGTTGGCGGCAGATTGGGTGAAAAACCAAACGGGGACGGATTTTGCCGCTGTTTTTCGTGGGCGTTATAGCACGCGAATTGGGGCCGCCCGCGTGCTTAAAAACGAAGGGTTCGACAGTGTTGAAGCGGCAGTCACCTCCGCATTGGGTCAACCCGTTGGTCGCTTGCAACTGCACCGTGGTGATTTGGCACTGGTGCAGCAATATAACGGGCCCGCGCTAGGCATTGTTGGCGGCGATCTGGTGTGGGCGCCCGGTAACTACGGCTTGGTTACCGTCAAACTATCTACCGCATTGAAAGGATGGAGGATGCCATGCCACCCGTAATTGTTGGCGTTGCTGCCTATTATGCAGCCGCAGGTGTTGTTACGACAGCAGCGGCTATCGCCATCGGCATTGGTGCCGCCGCACTTACCTATGCCGCCACGCCTGACGTGTCCGGCATGAGCTATTCCAACGCGGCGAGTAGCCAGCAGCAAATGATCCGTAGCCCCAACGAACCAAGGCGCTATGTTTATGGGCGGGCGATGGTGTCGGGGCCGATGGTTTTTGCCAGTGAATCGGGCTCCGACAATAAATACCTGCACTTGGTGGTACCCGTTGCAACGCACCGCTGTGATGCAATAGAGGCCGTTTACTTTGATGATGAGGTGGCCTGGAGTAGTGATGGCGGTATGGCCAGTGACTACGCAAGCAAGGCCCGGGTCAAAGTGCATTTGGGGGACCAAACCGCCGCCGACGCAGATTTGGTTGCCGAATGTAGTGAATGGACCAGCGATCATGTCGGGTACTCGGTGGCGTACTTTTACGTGCGCTTAGAGTTCGATACAACGGTGTTCCCAAATGGTGTGCCCAACATCAAGGCGCTGGTGCGCGGCAAGCCTATTTATGACCCGCGTTTGGATACCACTGTAGGGGGAAGTGGCAGTCATCGCTGGGATGATGAAAGCACCTGGCAATGGACAAATAACTGGGGGCTTTGTGTGCTGGACTTTACCCGGTTTAGCTCTGGTGTTGGTGCCACCCAAGATGAGATTGACCTCGACAGTTTTGCGTCAGCAGCGAACGATTCCGACCAAACAGTTGCAGCTGATGACGATACCACGGAGCCACGCTTTACCTGCAACGGTACCTGGCAAGCTGACCAGACCCCCAGCACGATACTGGAACAGATGCTCACCGCTGCCCTTGGTACCCATGTGTACGTGTATGGCCAATACCGGCTGTATGCTGGTGTCTACCAGGGGCCGCCGGTTATTACACTCACCGAGGACGATGCCGCCGGGCAAATTACCGTGCGCCCGTACACCCCGCGCAGTGAACTATGCAATGCCGTCAGCGGCACCTTTATTGACCCTGGCCAGGCTTATCAATCAACAGACTTTCCGCCCGTTGAGTCAGCAGAACTGCAAGCCGAGGATAACGGCGAGTACATCAGTGATGACCTTGATTTACCCTTTACTAACTCAGTGTGGACGGCGCAGCGCCTGGCCAAGCTCTACCTGCTGCTTAAACGCAGTGGGTTACAAATAACATTTCCAATAAAAATGATCGGCTTGAGTGTCAGCGTAGGCCGCATTGTTACCATCGATTTGCCCAGCCTAAACCTGTCTGGTGTTTTCAGAGTGGATGATTGGTCTTTTGAAATGGGCAAGCCTGTGCAGTTGGTGCTGAGCTACCACACAGCAGAACTTTTCGAGAATGCGGACACGGGCGGAACCCCCTTGGTACCGGCAAACCCGGTAAATTATCCTGATGCCAGCGTGGTTCCCGCACCCAGTGGCGTAGCATTTACTGCCTATGAAGCAGACGATAGCTTGCTAGGGCAACTGACGTGGAACGCCCCTGGCGGCTCTAGCTCATACCGTTACCGTGTGGAGATCAGTAGTGGGGATTTTCTGGCATATCAGGCTAACCCCAGCGGCACTGTATTACCGCTGCCCCGCTTAGATGCAGGTACCTACAGTGTTCAGGTGTGGGCCATAAACTTATTTGGCAATAAATCTAATAACCCCGCAGAAATAGAGCTGGCCGTCGATACTGCCCCTGCGGTGACCGGCATTGAAACCATTGCCAGTTTATTTGAGCTGGCGATATACCCACGAACGGCAGTTGCTACTGCAACCAGCACCGTGTTTGAAATTATGGGGGGCTCTACCGATGACCGTGCCCAAGCCACAGCGCTAGGAACAGGTAAAACGGTTGTATGGCCAGGGCTTCGCTCTAATACAACGTATTACTTGTGGGCACGCACTGTTAACGACTACGGGATCAGTGCGTGGTATGGCCCTGTTGCAGCTGCTACATCAGCAGACTCAGCCGCGCTGGCCGAATCACTCGAAGGCCAAATTGGTAAGACGCAGCTGGCCCAAGAGCTATTGGCTGAGGTTGAGAAGATCCCGTTACTTGAAGGCCAAATTGGTGAGTTGGTTGGTGCGCCGGATTGGGATCCTGAGGCTGCTTACACTACAGGTGAGTATGTGAAGGAAGACGGCGTGCTTTATCAAGCCACGCAAGATGTACCGGAAGGCACAGCCGTGACTAACACCACCTATTGGAAAAATTTAGGTGCGTACGAGTCGGTCACTGAGCAGTTACAAGCGATTGCTGTACAGCTTAGCGATGTCAGCAACACCGTTGATACTGTAGAAGGCCAGATGACAGCAACGGCCAGCCGTACCGATACCCTGGTATCAATGTCGAGAGACAGCAGTGATGAAGGACGCCTAAGTGACGTACTGGCGGCCTGGAGCGCCAAAAGTGCTATTCGCAACGAACAGGTCACCCGAACAACAGAAAAAGAGGCCTTTGCTCAGCAGGTCAGCCAAGTACAAGCGGAAATGGCTGATAACAGTGCAGTGGTACAAGAAACCAGTGAGGCAACTGCCAGCCTAGAAAGTGGCCTAAATGCCATGTGGAAAGTGAGTCTGGGGGTTACCAGTGACGGGGTGTATTACGGTGGTGGTTTCGGTGCCGGAATAGAAAACACTGGCGCAGGATTCCAGAGCTATTTTGCGGTGCTGGCCAGCAATTTTTATGTGCTTAATCAGGTAAGTGGGACAACGACACTCAAGGCACCTTTTGTTGTTAAAGATGGCACAACGTTCATCAATAGCGCAGTTATTGATCAGGCTGACATTATCAACCTAATCATCACCGGTGTTTTGAAATCAGGAAATTATGTGGCGGGGCAACAAGGCATCAAAATTGACTTTGTAAACAGCACTATGGATATAAACGGTAGTAAGCCTGGTGTAGGTAGAGTCAACATTAGTGTTTCTGACGATGACCTGGTTGGTATGCAGGTATTCGATGCTAATGGTGTGCGCCGCGCCCGATTTGGTATCTGGAGTTGATATGGCTATTGGCATGCAGGCCTGGGACGCCAATGGAAATCTCATATTCGATCTGACATCTAGGGTGGGCAGGATCTTAGGGACGGTTAGTAATGCCGCATCATCAGGCACTATTACTAACGCCCAGTTTTCAACTGGAACGCCTTTTTGCATCCCTATATGCAATTACAGCAGCGGCTGGTCGGCGAATAATTTGGGGTCTACAACTGCAATGCCGCTGGTTAGCTTTTCAAACAACACTATGAGTTGGCAGCAATCTGAGGCATATACATCAGATCCCGAAAGTGGCATTTCAGTCACGCTGCTGTATGGGGTCTACTAATGGCAGCCGGCATGCAACTATGGCTTCAGGGCTCATCTAGTGTTTTTCAAATCGACGGCAGCAATCAAAACATCCAATTCAAAAGAAAAGTTACCTTAACATTGGCAGAAACTACCATGACCAGCGGCCAATGGTCTGGAACGGTTTATTTAGGTAGCACATCTATCAGTGACTCTGAGATCTATGCCGTTCAGTCGCCTGTGTTTGTGTGTGTAACAGCAAGGCGTAATGGAGCCATTGAGTTCCAAGCCGCAGAACAGGGCACTGTCACCGTTTATATTTTCGGCCCTGGAAGCCAAGAGTCTGATTTTGGGTGCCAAGTGTTTGATGATGATGGCAGCTTGGTGTACGACGCAATAGCCAAGCCGATGATAGTAAAAGGTGTTTTTAGCGGCACTGGCAGTTTTTCTTCAACGGGCACCATTGCGGTGATGCCAGCACAGATCCACACCAGGCTAACCAGGGCATCGAATTTGGAGAGTCCCGGTTCAGGAAAAGTCTGGCTACAAATTGCAGCGTGGAACTCTGATTCAATAAAAAACACATCAAATAGCGACTTTACGGTTAGCTTCGAAACAATCGGGGGCTTTGCCTACGGCCCAACAGAAACACCGATAGCGTACTGGGATAAGGTCGTAGATAACGGTTTAACATCCCTTAACCTTGCAGTTGACGTCGCCAACCTTTAAATCACGCGCAACATTTTTGCCTTATTGTGCTAACTTTTTGCTCATTGCGACTGGCATGGATTTGCCACATTAAGAAAAGGAGAGGAAGTGATGAAAGGTATCTGTTTAGCTGTGACGTTAATTGCCCTTGGTGGCTGCGCACAAATGGTGGACTACGGCAGGGTAACCGAGCATAACGAAACCTTTGCCGTTGCTGAGGTTAAGAGTTGCAGTGCAATTACAGGTTCATGCTATGTCATGGCAAAATATGCCTCTGGCAAAGAGGTACTGACCGCAGTGAAGAATGACGACGTTGCTGTTGGCGACGTCCTTGAGCGTAGCTGCAAAACCTATGAAAAGATGCCAGGAGAATATTGTGACAGGTACTGGCATAAAGCATCTAACTAGAATTAGCACCCTCAAGAAAACCGGCATTAAGCCGGTTTTTTAGTAAATGACTTACTTTCCAACACGTATCTTTGGCCCTGGAAAATAGCTAAAAGCTATTTGATTGGAGCACATGATGAGTTGGTATGTCGCAGGTACTGTAAGTGTGACAGAAGGCAATAACCTAGTGTCTGGCACCGGTACCGACTTTGTTAACAACGTTCGGGCGGGTGATTCCTTCCAGGGCCCAGACGGGCGGCAATATCAAATTACAAACGTTATATCTGCGCTCCAGATATCAATACTGCCTGCATATCAGAGCGAATCCCTAAGCGACCAAAGTTATGCAATCATCCCAAGCTTTGCTTGGGCTAAAGAAGCTGTAGACAAGCTTTCTCACGTAGTCGATCAGTTCGGAACACTAGCAGCTAACACCAATAACGAATGGGTTTCTGCATCGACCCCCGCCGCCGCCCTAGAAGCCCTGGGTGCATTCGTAAATTTGGTCACCGCCGCAGACGATGAATCCGCAAGGACCGTGCTGGGGTTGGGTGCAGCAGCTACGCTTGGCGTTGCCACAGCCACACAATCAGCGTCCGGGTCGGCCACTAATGTTCTAAACACGCCAGCTGGTCTTAAAGCCGCCCTAGATCAGTTTGGGTTGTTTGGCACTCCTTACGAAATAAATCCTTCCGGCGGAGCTACGCAATCTGATATTGATTCGCTGCCGTATGGGATCGTTAAATTCTCTAGTGGTATACCCGCAAATTCAGGGAGTCTGGCATACTCATATGTTGGATTGAAAATCAGGACTTCTAGTGAGGGCTCTTATCGGCTTTTCTGTTACACGACGGCTGGTTCAAGTAGATATACCGCTATGTATGACACCGCCGCGGGTAGCTGGGTACTGTATTGGCACAATAGCAATACCACTGTTGATTCCTCCGGTTTCATTAAAAAAGCTTCACCTATTGTGAACCTCTATGCTGACCGCGTGGTAGCGAATAACTATACCGAGTCTAAAGATGTGCAACTGGTCATCAATGGCACCGGCGACTATACGCTCACTAACACAACGGGTTTCGCCGATGACGGCTGGTATATAGAGACATTTGAGGACGCGAACGGAAATAAAAAGGTATTTGTCGAATACTCCCAAACTCACAAAGCCGACGGCAGTTTTGATATCAATATCAAAACATACACTCCGGACTACAGCACCGGCCCCGCAACCGCTGGTGACCCAATAGATATCACTGAGGGCCGTTTCATTGCTATCCGTCTGAATGAAATACCCATAGCCGAAAGTTGA